AAATTCCAATGGTGGTCAACAACGCAGCACCAAATTGCTTGGTGGACATACCTGACTGCATCATCACGCCACTGATTTGGCTTCCTTGCTGCACAAACGCCACAAGCGGGTTTTGCCCCGACGCAATTTGCACACCCAAATCCTGAAACTGGAATGCAAGGTTAGTGATTTGATGGCTGGCAAGTTGGCCCGTTTGACCGACAGCCCTCATTGCATTTGCGGCTGCGGCTTGGGCTGCGGCCCCTTGCGCGATAACCGTATTCATGCCGTTTACGGCAACAGATGTTCGTGTTGCTGTTGCACCAAAACTGCGAACACTGCCTTCAGCGCCAGAAGCGGCAGCGCCCATTTTATTTAGGTCTTGTGATGCCGACGCAACATCGCGGCTATCAACTGCAATCCGAAGGTTCGCTAAATCTGCCACGCGCAATATCCTGTTAGGCCCAGAGCGTTATCGCTTAATATGGGCCATAGCACAAGATTTTCGTCATGTCTTGGTGTTGATGCGATTTGCCCAATCAGACATTGCTTTTGATATTTTATCGCGCCGCTCTGCCGTCATTATTGATGGGTCGTGCCAAGGCGGTGGCGTATTTGGTTCAACGGCTTCCGATAGCATCGCCGCATATTCGCGGGATAGTTGCCTGACTGTTTTGGCTTCCCAAGGCGTCAACTTCACGCCCTGATTAGCCATCCATGCGGCTAAATCAACTTCATCTATTGCGGTGTTGCCACCCATGCCAGTGGGCTTGGCGGGGCCAACCTCGAAAAGAATTTCGACAAGGTAAGCCCCACCAAGCACGGGTGGCATTGCGTCTGACTTGGTTTCCCGCCGTGGGCGCTTTGCCTTCGACGGGATTGTGTTAAGCCAAGCCGCTTGTTTTACGAATAAAGTGAGTTGCTCAATCGTTTGCGCGAAAGAAGTTTGCGCGGTCAGCGACAAACTCCGACACCTGTTCCTTAATCCACGACCATTCGTTGTAAACTGTGCGGACGTTTTCAGGTGTGCAATCCAGCTTTACGCCATCAAGCGTGAAGCCTTCCCAAGCAACAGTCAGCTTCACAAGGTCATCAATGCTATCTTCCGCCAGCTTTTCGGCGTCAAAATCGACAGCCTTCTTGCCCTTGGAAATGCGGTTCAATGCCGCTTGCTGCTTTGCAAGTTGGATTTTGCGGTAAACTTTGCTGTCCTGTCCCAGCAGGGTGATTGTCATACCCTCAATGATTTCTTCGCTTTCAGGATGCGCGATTTGCAAAACAGCGCCATCGTCAGCTTTAACAGGCTTCAAAGAATTTAGGTCAAACATATTTAGTTCCATCCGAATGCACCGATGTTGAAAGTCTCCCCCGCCGTGGTCGGATGCAGCCACGACGGGGAAGTTTGTTAGCTACCTTATGCAGCAACCTTAACGACAGAATTGTCGATTTCAAGCGTGACTTCAGCCATCGTGATGGCATCAGCGTTGCCGACATTGGTTTTGTAGGACATGACTTGGCCTGTGAAATACTGGATTTCGCCGTTGACCAAAGCAACCTTGACCGAGATGGAAGCGTCAGCGCCAGCAGCGGCCTCGCCCTTGGTTTGGATGATGGCCTGACCAGCATCGTCAGCCGACAGTGCCATCGTCAAAGTTACCGAACCATAGTTCAGCGAACCACGGCGCTTGGCAACAATACCAGTTTTAAGTGGCGTGTGCGTAGCAAGCGCAGCTTCAGCGCCGAAAGCTGGCAAGTCAGCCAGTTCACCGCAAGCAGCCCAAGTCAGGGCAGCGAAGCCAGTGGCGTCATAAGTGGCAGGGGCAGTAGCAGACACCGAAACGATAGTGCCAACCGAAGAAACAACATCAGACATAATTTAATCTCCATGCATGGGATTTAACATTTAACACAAAAAAGCAGCCAAGTCACCTTAACGCATTTTGCGTTCTGCGCGATTGATTGCCAACCGCACCATACCATTTGGCGCTTGGTTTGACCATTGGTCAAATTCAAGGCGATAAATGTATGGCAGATTGTTGCTAATCCAGAAAATATTGCGCGGCGCACTGGCTACGGCTGCGCTTCCAGCAGCGATAGCACGGGCAGATGCGGCGCTTTCCCTTGGCGCTGTAATGCCACTTCCAGTATCGGCATCAAATTGCACTTCACCAATTGCGGGTGAACCTATGCTGCACTGCCAGTTGGCCCTTGCCCTGCCGCTATCAACGGGGGTGTTTAAAACAATGTCAGATAACAGGTCTAAGCAGATTTTCCTAATAACGGCATCAGCGTTTTCTTCAGCCCGTGCAGCAAATCTTTTTACGTCCAAACTAAATGCAGTCATGAAAACGCCCGATACGTCACGCTGACAGGGATGACAAAGCGGTCACCAGACATAAAGGCTGGGTTCTGCGTTGTGCGCTGTATCGTCACTGTCACGCCGTCATAAACAAGCCTATCGCCACGCTGGAAAGCAGCGGCAACATCATCGGCAGTCGCACGGGCAGGGCCTTTGTTGGCGTCCGCAGGGGCATATACAAGCACTTGGTAAACGCCGCCAAATTCATCCGATGCCGCGCTTGATACGCCGACAGGGATTGTTTCACCGCTCAACAAGCTTTCGCTTAGGTATATCTGCCCATTGGTAGGCGTGAATTTGGCATTTTCCCAATGCGTTGGAAGCCCAAGCGTATTAAGCTGGGTCGCAAGTGCCGCACTAATCTTGCTGTTAATCATCTAAAGGCTCCACAATCTGCATATCTACAGCCACCTTTTTACCATCATCCAGCTTAATTATATAGGCAATAACGTGGTTATGCGTATCGTGTAACACGCTGTCCAAAATGCCAGAGTTCCATTGCGATGGAAAGAAAACCCTCTGGCCTATCGGCAACATCAGTTTGACCTTAACTGGCATATATAAATCACATCCTCGCCTGTTAGTCGGATGGGTTGCACATCCATGATGCGGTAAGTTGTGCCGTCAATGGTCGATAAACAGCCCACAGCAGGGCGTGTGGCGATAAGTTCAAGGATTAGGCGCACATCACCCGCTTGAATGACAGTGCCGTCAATATCGCGCTTGTGGTAAGCAGCGGGATAGCCTTTGCCCGTTATTGTCGTGCTGGTGTTCGTGCCGATGACTGCGCCAGTGATGGGGTCTGTCGCGCCATAAACAGGGAATATGATGGACACCGCTTCGCCATATTTAGCAAGCAGCCGTGATGCTGTTTGCGCTTGGCTGCTCATGTGCGGACAACCCGTGTTACACCAAACCCGCTTTCAGATGCGGATAAAAGGTATGGGGTCAGTATCCGATTGATGAATGGGTAACGCTGCGTCGGGTCGGAATAATCTTGGTATTCAACCTCAATTACGTCAATCTTTTCGCGCTTCACCTTTTGGCCTTGGTCGGCAATCAGGGTATCGCCAGCCGCAGCCCGTAGCGCCATCTCTACGCAAGCGTTTATGACCTGTGGTGGCACAACACCGCTGGGGTAATTGAAACCATCCACGACCACGTTATAGCGCGGCCATGACAATGATTGCGTTTCGCTGACCCGATTGCCCTTCCAAGCATCGCGGTATGTGGCTTCCAGATAGTCGGTTGCTTTTACCAGCGATTGTTCTTTGATTGATTGCGACAGGGTTGACCAGCCCGTTATGCCACGGTCAGCAACATAGCCATCCGCAGCCGAAACGCTGGCATAGCTATTTGCGTTAGAAAGCCCTGCACCTGTTTCGACCACGAATGCCATTTGTTACTCCTTGCGGCTTTTGCCAGTTTTCGTCGTTGCTTCTGCTTCTTCGGCAACTGGGGCTTCTTCGACCACAGGTGCTTCTTCAGCAGCTTCTTCAACGGCTGGTGTTTCTTCTACTGGCGCTTCTACCACTTCAACTACCTCTGGGGCAATGGCGGCTTCAACTTCAGCAGGGATTTCTTCTACATCCAGTTTTTCGTGCAAAGGTGTGCCAGCGGGGGCAAAAATAGCATCAATGATTTTATACCCTTGCTCTTGCAATTTAGCTTTACGCGCTGGGTTCATTGGATGCGGTTCGTAAATGATTTTAGCCATAAAATCCTCCAAATAGATTGGGGGCCGCCCTTCCAACCGACGGCCCCCGCTCTGCGCTTAATTAAGCAGCAGAACCAATCGCCATAACACCAGCAGTATGCTTGATGGACGTTGCAACCTTGTCCCAGTTGGAACCAGTTGCAAGTTCAGCATCCGTTGGCGACTTGCCGCCATTGGTGATGTCCCAAGTGTAGCCCTTCAAAGCCACGCCAAAGGTGTAATCGACCTGCATCGTGGTTTCGATACGGGTCTGACCGTTGTTGGTTTCGATGTTGCTGATAACGTCGCCGCCGTCATAAACGATTGCTGCGCTGTCTGCGAGGCCAAGAACACGGTTCTTGTTTGGTGTGCCAGAAACGAACAATGCAGGGGCGTCAGTCACGATGACAGGACGGCCAAGGATGTCCACAACTTGCACGTTCTGTGCAACGAACAACTGTGCGCCGTTGGTCAAGTTCTGACCAATCAGCTTGTGATAGCTGTCGCCGTTCATGACGTTAGCAACGATGCTCGACGAATTGTCGCCAAACAGAGCGTTTGCGCTGTTCATCGTGGCATAGGTGACAGCACCAGTGCCAGAAACGTCAACAGTCGTTGCAGCGCCTTGGTTGGCAATTGCAGCGGCAACTGCGGCAATCGCAGTGTTAAGCTGGTCAGCCATCAGTGCTTCAGCAAAGTTACGCGATGCAACTTCGATGCCTTCCGACGTTGGCTTCTGCAACCATGTAAGCTGCGAAGGCTCAAAGCGGATGGGGCCAAAGCCACCAGCAACCTTTACGCCATTAAGCTGGAGTTGCGTCAGGTCAGTTGCGGTAGCCGATGCTTGCGAAGCATAACGGTCAACGCGACGCTGTGCGCTATGCACGGCAGCGAAGAAGCTTTCCTGATAGAAGTCGCCATCGAAGCCAGTCGTGGTCAAACGGATTGCGCCACCCGATGCTGCGTTGAACTTCTCGACCATCTGGGCGAGAGTTTCGATGGTTGCTGGCATAACGTATTCGTTAAATACCTTCATTTGCGAAAGAGACATAATTCAAAATCCTTATGGTAGGTCAGGGAACATTTGTTTAATTGCATTTGTCCGCTGCGTCTTATCGCCACCAAGGTTGCCCTTCGGTGCGATAGGAACACCATTGCCCGTCCCGCCAGTGGCTCCACCACCAGAGTTCGCGGGTGCAGAAACGAAGTGTTTACCTTCATCGCCAGCAGCCCATTCAGCAATCGCTTCAATCAGCGGTTTGTCACCCATAAGTGCAGAATATTGACCGTTATCAGCCATCAACTTGGTTTGTGACTTCAGCATGGCCTTTGCTGCCGCCATAAATTCAGGTTTGATACCAGCCTTTAGCATTGCATCGTTTAACCCGTTGTCGATTAGATAAGACTGAAGCGCACCATCCTTTTCGGTCAGGTTTGCTTGCAACTGTTCAATCGTCTTCGCGTTATCCTTTGCAACCTTTTCGAGTTGCGACTTAAGCGTTTCATTTTCAGTCTGAAGCGCCATAAAATCGTTTGGGTCTATCTCAACGCCCTTTGCTTTCGCTCTGGCAATTTTGACTTCCCTTAAAAGTTCAGCGTTTTTGGCATTCATTGCCTCCATCGCTTCTTCTAACTCTGCAATCCGTTCTTCACTCATAGATTTGTCCTCTGGACTTGGTTGCCCCACGGGGGCGGTTTATGCCGCAGCACAGCCTTGGCGTAACTTTTCTATTATCACGGTAAACACTACATTACTATAGTCGCTTTAACTGCGCTAAAGTCAGCGGGTTGCCACGATGGTCTAGTAGTTGGTTTAACGTAATCTTTCCGCTGCGCCAAAGTTCTGCACGGCCTTTGCCAAGCATCTTGTCTGCAAATTCGGGGGGTTTGCTTTTTAGGAATTGGTCAAATGTAAGGTCGGCAGCAACAACGCCATCCATGCTGGCACGGGTCGATGGTTCAACCCTGTCCTTAATTTTGCCGCCCGTCAGTTCCTCAAATGATTTCGTAATCGGGATAAAGCTGCTTCGGCAATTCCAGTGCGCGGGTGGGCCACCATTCCACGGGATTTTGTGACCGATGGGCTTAAAGTCGGGGTAACTCCATGTTTTGCCCGAACGTGCCATGCAGATGGAACTTGTGCGGCTGTCCAAGGTCGAAACCCATTGCACTGCCTTAATAATGTCAGCGTTGGCTTCCAGTGATGCCAACCTTGCGCCTTTTGCTACAGTCTGAACGGCTGTGCGTGTAATCGCCATTGCATCGCGCCGTGCCTTGGCAATCGGTTGACCGCCCTTGTCACCAATGCCGATAAGTTCTTTGGCAATCTGTGCGTTTGTCTGCCCAAGCAGGACGCCATTTTTAACAACGCGCTCAACGTCGAAACGTGCGCTTTCGTTTAAACGGGAAAACCAATTGCCGATTGTCGCGCCTTGTATGAGGCTGCTTTGTGCAACGCTTTCCAATACGGTCACAGGGGGCAGCACAGCGTCAATGCCGACGTTGACCATAGCATCCCTAAAGAACGATGCTTCTGCTTTTGTCAGGTCGCTTAAATCAGGTTCATTGACCGTTACGATGTTCTTCAGTTCAGCAATGGCCTTATCCAGCCGCTTGCCTTGGTATTCGGTAAACTCCTTGCCCTTCAACTGCTTTTCGAGCGCGGCTGCAATGGCATCAAGCTGCTTGTTTAGCGCAGCACTTTGCCCAGCAATAACCCGCTCTAATAGCAGTTGCCGTATGATGGTCAGGTCAAGGAGTTTATCCGATACATTCATCAATTGGGTTTTTCGACTTGCGCCTGTGCTTGTTGCATTAAGTTGCGAATAAGCGGGTCAGATACGCGATGCGGCAATTCAGCCAGAGCCTGAAAAATGAGGTTAATTTCATTTACAGAAACTGTGATTTGCAACTGTGGTTGTTGCATTGCTTGCTGCGCGTGTTGCTGCGCTTCGTCATATTTGTCTAATTCGGGGTTCATTCACTTGCTCCTTCTTCAACTGGTGCTGCGGGTGCATCACCTTCTTCAACTGTAGTTTGAGGCGTTGCGCCTTCTTCAACTGGTGGCGACCAAGGCAGTTCACCGCTTGGCACTTCAACAACAGGGTCTTTGATAAGCGCAATCTGCTTCAGAATTTGCGCGTCAATGTGTTCCTTATACGAACCAACAACCACGGCTTGTATCCATGAAAGAACGTCGGCTTCGGTCAGTTCTTCGTATGGAATGAAATTTTCTGGGTCAACGCTGCTTAACGGGAATGGCGTTGCGCCGTTAAACGTGCCGCTGTCGCCATCTGCGTCAGTGCCCGTGCAAGTCCAATTTGTTTGCACAACGACGTTGCTGATGTTGCCGTCAGTGGTTTTCTTCAGGGATGTGATTGCCCATGTGTATGTCAGTGTCATATTCAGTTGTCCTTTTCTTCAAGCGTTTTTACTTTAAGTGAAAGTTCTTTTACAGCCTCAATTAGCAAAGCGATAGTGGCATTGTAATCAACCGCCTTAATATTTCCAAGGTCGCGCACTGCCTCTGGAAGAACGGCTTGTATTTCCTGTGCAATGACACCAGCGTAACGCTGTTCTTTATCATCAAGGTCTGTGCGGGTGTATGTAACGCCACGAATATGGTCTAACTTATCCAGTGCGCTTGGTATTGTTTCGACGTTCGCTTTAACGCGAATGTCAGAATACGCAGTGACGTTGCCAGCAGCAATGATTGAGCCAGCTACGTTAAGCGATGTGCCTGTGCTGTTGGCGTCAAGATAAAAAGCGGTGTTGTCGCGGTCATAAAAGATAGGCGCTCTTACATCAACGCTTCCTTCAGTGAATATTCTGCGCCACGTTTGCCATCCGCCGCTTTGCACCCGCCTTACATAAAGCTGGTCTTCGTTCCAGAATTGGTGGGCAATTTGAAAGCCATAACGGTCAGTCCCGCCCCAAGCGTTGCCTATGCAGTTTATCCAGTTATACCATTCAGCATTTGGCGCACCTGTCGGGCCTACCGCATAGTAAAAACCAGATGGGTCTGACAGCGAGTTCATGTCGCCAGAGTTGGTGGAGCGACCTTGCGAACTATCGCCCTTTACTACGTTGCCCCCTATTACGTTTAGGACATTCAGATTTGATGTGCTGGCAGGGTCAACGTAATAGCCAGTGTTTCCGCTGTCATAGTAGGCGTTGGCATACACAGCATTGACAGAAGTTATGTCCCCGCCACCCGCGCTGATGCCGCCATACAGCCAGTTATAGCCAGCCGAATAGATGCCGCTTGGATGCCATGATGCGGAGCCTGTGCCACCTACGTTACCGTTGCCTTGGTAAGAGTAGGACACCATAGCGTTTGTTATTGAAAAGTTACCAGTTTGGGTAAGCCGCGCTCGCATACCTTCAGCGCCATTTAAGCAACCCCAAAAGGTGAGGTCATCAGTGCTGTCGATACCTGTAAAACCAATTGCCCAATTGCCGTTGGCGTTGCCTTCATCACGGGTAAACCGAATGCCACCCCAAGTTGCCCTTGAAGGAACCCTGACGCGATAACCCTCTGCCCATGCTGCGCTTCTGGCGTAACACTCTATGTTGCCGTTTACCCTAAGCGAAAGCCCTGTGCTATTCGGGTCAATGTAATAACCAGTGTCATTGCTATCGTAAAAAATAGGAGAACGCATATCATCACGACTGCGGATGCTTCCCGAAATCGCAGCAAGGAATGCCCCGTTCTCTAACACAAGCGCACCGTGGGTGTTTAGGTTAGCTGCAACGCCACCAGCGTAGGGGTGTGACCAACAAATGCCATATAAACTGCCAGCGGATGTGCCGTCGATTGCTAACTTATAGGCATCGCCCATAGCATAGACGCCCTGATAGCGATATGCACTATAAGCACCTACTATAGAAGAACCATATTGTTGGTCAGTATATACGTTGTTCTGTGTCCGCAAATTATCGGCGTTTATCATGCCCGTCCGCGAAGTGCTGTTAGGGTCTATGTAATAGCCAGTGTTGTTGCTGTCGTAAAAGATAGGTGCGCGGAATGAGCCTGTAGAACGAACAATGGTTTCTCCAGCCGTCCTCTCAAAAATAATTTCGCCATCTTGCGCGGTCACATTGAAATAAGCCGCATTGTCATACCAAGCATGACGGAAGTTGCTTGTGCCGCCAGAACTGCTGACGCCATACCAGTGAGCGCGTGATAGCGATGTGGCTTCAGTTCTCGTGTCCACCCGCTGATATGCGCCGTTTGTTGACCTCCAATATTGAGGGTTGCTATCACGGACATCTAACGCACCATTAAGAACTATGCCGCCCAGAACCGATGTGCTGGCAGCGTCTATGTAATAACCAGTGTTATCGCTATCGTAAAAGATTGGTGCGCGAAAACTTCCAATAGATGTCGCATAACCGTTAAGCAACGTGAGTGGTGTTTCGTATGCGGTGTTTGCAGCGTTTGGCGTGATGAACGCAACGCCGTTACGGAACAGCACTTCGCGGCCTTCACCTTGTCCGTTGAAGCTGCCGCTGGCGTTACCCGAAACGTCAACGCCCATAGAAATGGTGGTCAGGTATTCGTTACCCAGCACGACTGTTTTATAGCTGGATGAATAACCAAAATTTGAGGCTTGGGCAAACTTAGCTTGAACAGTGCCATTCCGCATATACAGCGTGTTGAGAACGCTGTCGCCAGCGCCATTGATGTAATAAGCGGTGTCGTTGCTGTCGTAAAAAATGGGTGCGCGAAGCGAACCGCGCATTTCAATATACCCATCACGAAATGCTAAAAATCCTGTTGTTGCATTTGGAAAAGCGCCCCCAGTGGTAGGGTTATAAAACGCCATTCCATTCCATCCACTCAAACCAAAGTTATACGTTGATAAGCTGGCCCCATCTCCCGTCCCGACGAAAAAGCTGTTTGTGCCAGCGGCAGCAGGAAGAACTAGAACGCTATTTACAGTGGCAGAATATAAGTTTGATGAACTTGCAGGGTCAACGTAATAAGCACCGTTTTGGCTATCGTAGAATATTTGCCCGTAAATCTGGTTGGCTGTTATGGAAGCTTCAACCAACAACGAATTTGTTCCGCTGGCAGACGCCGCGATGCCACTTCCTATCGTCATGCCACCATGAACATGAAGTTTCTTATTAGCAACGAACGACCCGCCCCCACCGATAGCAAACGTGGATGTTGAGCCGTTATACCACATATAGTCAGTGCCACTGACATCTGCCCAAGAAATACCAGCCCATGAAGTGCCATTGCCGTTCAGATATAATTGTGCATCATTGCTGGATTGAATGGACACAACGCCAGTAAACGTATCGCCAGCCTTGTTTGCTGGTGTGTAGCCAAGCGCAGTCGCAATCGACTTCTTTTCCCACAGGCCAGACGTTGTGTTGTAGAACAGGCCATCGTTGTTCGCTGGATTTTGCGCCGATACATCGTGCAATTCATCCATTTCGTAACCGTTTTGCACTTTGACGAACAGCTTGCCCTGCGTTGGGTGGGCGTGTTCAACCACGGCAACATATACCATATGGTTGGGCGCATAAGGCTTGGTGGCAGTGAATGTGCCAGCGGTTGTCGGGCTTAGATAAAGCTGTTGCCCATCCGAAAATGCGGATGTGTCCATATTGGTCAAAAGGCCAATGATAGTGACATAACCTG